TCCGGTCGCCACCGCGGGCACGCTGGCCTCGCTCACCTCTCTCGATGCAAACGGCGGGACCATCAGCAACTATCTGATCGGCCAGGACACGATTGCCGGCACATACTCCTTCGTGCAGACCGACAGCGGCCGCGAAAAGATCTTCGCGGGCACCAGCGCCGAGACCTGGACGGTTCCCGTCCTCAACGCCGGCACGCAGGTCGTCGTGCACAACCTCGGGGTTGCCGACGTCACGTTCTCGCCGAACGGCGTGGTGCTCAAAGGGCTGACCACGCTCGCCGCCGATAAGACCGCTGCCCTGTCCTGGCTACCGGGCGACGTGGTCAAGCTGACTGGCGAGTTGGCCTGATGGTCCGCTCCCACAAGACGCCATCGCCCACGCTGCCACCGGACGCCAGCCGAAGCAATCTCCCGACAGGCCCGCGTCGGGACGACAGCGAAGAGCAGCCTAGAGGTTTCTCCCCAGTCCGAGCCGCGGACCAAACCGACCCGCAGGGTTGCCTCCGACCTGGTCTGAGGCCCCTGCGGTCGGCCCGCCGGCTTCGGCCCGCCCAGGCGGGGCGCTTTCCGCCGAGACCGCGGCCCTGCGACGCAGGACCAACCGCGCGTCGTCTCTCGCCACCATCACGGAGGGACGAACGTGTCCACCACGATTGACCAGGCTTTCATCAAGCACTTCCAGGAGGAGGTCCATCAAGCCTACCAGCGGATGGGCTCCAAGCTACGCAACACCGTGCGCATGAAGAACGGCGTGCGCGGCAGCTCGACCGTCTTCCAGAAGGTCGGCAAGGGTGCCGCCTCGACCAAGGCGCGGCACGGCAAGGTGCCGGTCATGAACGTCGACCACACTCCGGTCGAATGCCAGCTGCAGGACTTCTACGCCGGCGACTGGGTCGATCAGCTCGACGAGCTGAAGATCAACATCGACGAGCGTCAGGTGCTTGCGAGCGCCGGAGCCTTCGCCTTGGGTCGAAAGACCGACGAGTTGATCATCACCGCGCTAACAGCCACCGCGAACGTCGCGGGCGCGGACACCGACGGTCTGACCAAGGCCAAAGTGCTCGAGGCCTTCGAGATGCTCGGGGAGAAGGACGTTCCCGACGACGGCCAACGCTACGCGGTGATCGGCTGGAAGCAGTGGTCGGACCTGCTCGATATTCCGGAGTTCGCGAGCGCCGATTTCGTTGGGCCAGATGATCTGCCCTGGCGCGGCACCCAGGCCAAGCATTGGCTGGGCACCCTTTGGTTCCCGCACTCCGGCCTGTCGTTGGATGCGGGCGTGCGGACCTGCTTCTGGTACCACAAGAGCGCTATCGGCCATGCGATCGGCCAGGAGGTCGTGACTGACATCACCTGGCATGGCGATCGCGCCGCCCATTTCGTGTCGAACTCGATGAGCCAGGGTGCCAGCCTGATCGACGCCGAAGGTGTCATCGAGCTGCCCTGCCTGGAGAGCTAAGTCATGGCCTACAGCTCCAAGAACCTCAGTGCCCTCGCCTACGCCAATGGCTTCACGCTTTGGCACTACAAGACGCCGGATTTGTCCGCCACTCTCGATACGACCGGCTATTTCAACGCCGCCGCGAACATGCTGCGGGTCGGCGACTTCGTCTTCGCCAACACCAATACCGAAGTGGCCATCGAGAGCGGCGTGTTCATCGTCAAGACCAGCAGCGGCGGTGTCGTCAACGTCACCAACATCTCCACCTTCGGCACCGCCGACACCGACTGAGTGAGAGCTCCCTGGTCCGGCAGGGCAGGCACACGCCAGCGATCGAGCTCATCGCTCGAGCGCATGTCGTGTGCCGCGCCGGACCTGACCTGGCCGCGCCACGATCGAGCATCCTGGCGCGGCCCCCTCTTCTTAGGAGACGGCGATGCCGAGACACGCGCTGATAGTTCTGTCGCTGTTGGGAACGATGCTCGTGCCGGCCAGCGAGGCCGCCGAGCCGGCCGCGGCGCCAGCATGCCCGGGAATCTCGGCCGATCTGTTCGACCAAAGACTCCCGCAGCAGGTCCGCCGCTATGGGTTCGACGATGGGATGCTCGAATCCTTCGTGCGTCTCTGGCACGCCAATCAACGCCCGGAATTCCCGGTGCGCCCCGAGAAGGTCACGATTTACGATCTGCCGGATCGGCCCGTTATCATCGGCTACCAGAGGGGCGACTGCATGATCGCGTTTCTCTCGGTCGATCGGCAGCAATTTCTTCGGTGGCTCCGTCCGCAACTCGGCTGGTCGATCTAGCGCCACGCGCCCCGTAGTTACGAACCTCCAGCTTCAAGGTTAAAATTATGGCCATCAGCAGCGTCGAGCTGTGCTCAAGCGCGTTGGTGAAACTCGGCGCGCAAGCCATCAGCTCGTTCCAGGACGGCACGGCCGAGGCCGAGGTGGCGTCCCGCCTCTACACATTGGTGCGCGATGCCCTCTTGTGCGCCCATCCATGGAGCTTCGCCACCGCGCAGGCATCCCTGGCGCGGCTGACTGGCGACCCGGTGTCCGATTTCGCACACGCCTACGCGTTACCTCAGGATCTGCTCAAGGCACTGTCGGCCGGCGATGCCAGTCGGCCTCGAGGACTGCAGTTTCAGATCATCCGTCGCCAATTGCATACCAACGCCGACTCGGTAGTTCTCAGCTACATCTTTCGGCCGAGCGAGGGAGACTTTCCGCCGTACTTCAGCAACGCATTGGTGAGCCGTCTCGCGTCCGAGTTCTGCTTGCCCTTGACCGAGAATTCCGCGCGAGCGGAGCGCCTGGCGCGGCTCGCAGAGGAAGAGCTGAAGCTCGCGAGGCTGGTCGACAGCCAGCAGGACTCCCCGCCCCGACTGGAGCATTTCTCCCTGATTGAGGCGCGCCAGGCATGACTCAGGCCTTCGTCACGCAGACCAACTTCAGCGCCGGCGAGCTCGATCCGCGGTTGCTTGGTCGAACGGACCTCAGGGCCTACGAGAACGGCGCTGCCCGACTTCGCAACGTGGTCGTCGAGACGACGGGCGGTGTACGCCGCAGACCCGGGTCGGCCTATGTCGCCACCGCACCAGGGCCGGGGCGTCTCGTCGCCCTCGAGCTTGGTGCCGGGCTCGCGTATCTGCTCGCGTTCTCCGATTTCCGCGTCGACATATACCGCGACAACGCATGGCGCGCCTCCCTGACGACTCCCTGGAGCGAGATCGAGCTGCGCCAGATCGTCTGGGCTCAGCTCGATCAGAGCCTCCTGATCACCCATCCGGAGGTCCCGCCGCAGCGGCTGATGCGCGAGAGCGATACGGTCTGGTCCATTGCCGAGTGGCAATTCGCCGAGCTGGAGCCGCAGCTCACCCTGGCGCCGTTCGCCCGCTTCGCCCCCCTCGCGGTCGCGATCCAGGCGAGCGCCACGACCGGAACGGTCACTCTGACGACCTCTCATCCCTTCTTCCTTGCCGGCCATCTCGGCGGGACCGTGCGACTCAAGCGCAAACGCGTGCTCCTGACCAACATTCAGACGAGCACGGAGGCCATCGGGCTCGCGCTCGAGGATCTGCCCGACACCGATTCGACGAAGGATTGGGACGAGCTCGCATTCAGCGATGCCCGTGGCTGGCCCGCTTCGGTCTCCTTCCATCAGAATCGGACGGTGATCGGCGGTTCCCGGGACCTGCCGAGCGCTCTCTGGCTCTCGCAGACGGGGGATTACTTCAACTTCGATCTGGGCGAGGGTCTGGACGCCGAGGCGATCGCTTTCCAGCTTGCCGCCGACGATTCGCCGGCCATCAAGGCGCTCATGTCCGGCCGTCACCTCCAGGTGTTCACGAGCACGGGCGAGTGGATCGTCACCGGTGAGCCGCTCACCCCGATCAACATTCAAGTCGGGCGACAAAGCCGCATCGGCTCTCCGCTCGATCGTCATGTACCTCCTCGCGACGTCGACGGCGCGACGCTGTTCGCCGGGCGCAACGGCCGCGAGATCCGGGAGTTCCTGTTCGCCGACACCGAGCAGGCCTATCAGGCCGCCGATCTCGCCCTGCTGGCACGGCATCTCGTCTCGGAGCCGCTCGATCAGGATTTCGATCAAGCTCGTCGGCTCTTCCTGATCATCATGACCGACGGCACGCTCGTCAGCATCGCAATCTATCGCAATGCCGATATAGCGGCGTGGAGCCTGCACGAGACCGAGGGGCGCTTCCTGTCCGTCGCCATCGTTGGCGGCCAGGCCATGTTGCTGATTGAGCGCGCCAACGGCGTGCTGATCGAGCGGCTGGACGACGACCTGATGGTCGATTCCGGGCTTCGCCTCACCGCAGCGCAGGCCACCCAGGTCTGGAACGGACTGGGACACCTGGAAGGGCAGACCGTGGCGATGGTCGCCGACAACCTGGTGCAGGAACCTGCGACGGTCACCGGCGGCCAGGTGACACTGGCCGAGCCAGCGCACGAGATCGCGGTCGGCTTGCCGTACAAGCATATCGTCGAGCCGTTGCCGGCCGGCCTGCTTTCGAATCGAGGCGCGGGTCAGGATGCGATCTATCGCCCGGTCCGCGTCACGCTCCGTCTGTTCGAGACGCAAAGCGTGCGCCTCGACACGGGCAGCGGGCTGAAGGATTTGCCGCTGCATCGGATCGGACACGGTCCCAAGGACCGAAACCCGAGCCCGTTCACGGGAGACGTCGCCGTGCGGGCGATGGGCTGGCGACGAGGCTCGAAGCTGCCGCCATGGCGCATCGAGCAGGAAACCCCCCTGCCTTGCACGATTCTATCCGCAACCACGGAAGTGAAGGTGAACGCCTGATGGGTGCTCTCAGCAGCTTGGCCACGGTCGGTCTGAACGCGGCTCTCGCGCAGCAGTCGGCTCGGCGGACCTCGCGCGACATCAACAGCGAACGTGACCGCCAGATCCAAGCCCTTCGGCAAGGTGAGGAGGAGGAGCAGCGGCGCCGACAAGAGGAGCTCCGCCGCCGGCTGGCCACCCAACGCGCGCGGGCGGGTGCTGCCGGCGTGGCGACCTCCGGTGGCTCATCGGAAGCCGTCCTGCGCGGCCTTACCGAGGAAGCCCAGGCGACGCAGAGCGCGAGCGACCGGGCGAGCGCTCAACGCATTCAGGATCTGCGCCGAACGGCTAGCCGGTCGCGCCGCAACAGCCTGCTCGACCTCGTGGGCGGGGCGACCAGCTCCAGCCTCGGTCTTCTAGGTGGGGGCGCCAGGTCACGCCGCTCGCTGCTCGACATCTGATCGAGCTCGCCGCCGATTTCGCCCCCAAAGAAAGAGGCTTGCCGCTCATGAGCAACACCTTCAGCCGGGATCCTCAGCCGCGCATCCAGTACAGCGGGGATGGGGCCCGGACGAGCTTCGCCTTCCCGTTTCCGGTGCTGGCGAGCGATGATCTGACCGTTTTCCTGGACGGCAATCCGGCGAGCGGCTACGCCATCAACGGCCTCGGCGAGGCCGACGGCGGCGAGGCCGTCTTCGCCCAGCCCCCTGCATCCGGCAGCACGATTACGCTCCTTCGGCGAACCGAGGGGATCCGCGAGGCCGAGTTCGTCGATGGCGGGCCGTTTCGGGCCTCGGCCATCAACGCCGAGCTCGACCGCATCATGCTGTTGATCCAAGAGAACCGGGAGGAGCACAACCGAAGCCTGCGTAGTCATCCGGCGGATGGCGACGCGGACTTCTGCCTGCCCGCGGCTGCGCAGCGCGCCAACACCGTGTTGGCGTTCGACAGCGCGGGGCGGCCGACGGTGATCGCTCCAAGCGAGCTGCCCGACGGCGGCGACGCCAGCGGTCTGCTCGTCACGCCCATCGGGGCAAGCACGGCGCGCATTCTCGGCGAGCACCTCTCGACACTGGTCAACGTCAAGGACTTCGGCGCCAAGGGCGACGGAGTGACCGATGACAGCGCCGCCTTTGACGCCGCCATCGCCGCTGCCGAGGACCGACGCAGCCCGGTCTTCGTTCCGGCGAGCCCGGCGCCTTATCTGCTCGGGTCGGGCTTGGTTCTGAACGGCGTCGCCATGATCGGCGAAGGCGCCGGATCGATCCTCAAGACGAGCGTTGCAGCCGGTTTCGGTCTTCAGCTCGCGGGTGTCTCGCCGATGCTGAGAGACCTTCGCCTCCTCGGCCCTGCGGCCACCGCCTGGCCCGGCAGCCCCGCAGAGGTGGATCTCGAGGGCGTAGCCTTGGACGGCGTTGCTGTTGCACTCGGAGCGTCGGACGCGGTTCTCGAGAACGTCGAGATCGCTGGCTGCCACACTGCTCTCGCGGTAGAGGGGCATCTGCGTGCGGCGGTCGGCAGTGCTTTCCTGTTCAGTCGTAACGGCGTGGAGATCCGCGACGGAGCTACGGGCGCCGGTATCATGGAGCGAATCAGGTTTCACGCCTGCTCGAAGGGTCTGTTCGCAGACGGCGTTTCGGCGGTGCGTCAGTTCGCCGTGCGCGGCGGGATCGTGAGCGCCTGCGGTCAAGCCGTTCATCTGCCGGCCGTATCGAACGGCTGGCGCTGCATCGAGCTGTCAGACCTCCGGTTCGTTGACACCTTCGATTTGGCGATCCGGGCCGGCGCACGCAATTCCCTGGCCGTACGGAGTTGCCACCTGGACGATAGTGGCAACCGAAGCGGCACCGCGATCGACCTGCAAGCTTCTGGCCAGACGATCGTCGCGCCCAATCTGACCGTCGAGAACACCCGGGCCACGGCGACCGCGGTCGTTCCGGTGGAACTCAGCGGCGGAACGAATCTCAACCTGCTCCAGCCGGGCGATCTGATCGTCCTCGTCGCCGATGATGACGACGTCGACGATCTCTGGACCAATCTGAAAGCCACCCGGGGCGGCCTGGTGCACCGGGTGTTGGGTCAGACCGCCACCAGTGCGACGATCGAGCTCGCGAGGGCTGCCTCGCTGCCATTGATTCAAGCGACCGATATCATCCGTGTGGTCGGCCGCCTCGGTACCGCGGCCGTCGACAGCGTAGGTAGCGCAGCATCGGCGACCGACTTCAGGTGGTTGCGGGGCGAGAATCATTGCCGCGTGTTCAGCGCGAACAATCCCATGGGGCTCGGCCAGATCGAGCTGGCCGGCACCAGCAGCGATCTCCGCTATCTTCCCGGGCTCGGCGGAGAGGCGGTCGAGCTGTCGGGCGTGGAGTTGAAGCAGGGTCGCGTCAACGGCGCCCTCATGCGCCTTCTCACCTTCACCATCGCGCAGGACAGCGCGATCAGCTTCACGCCGGATTCGCCCATAGGCATGGCGCATGTGTTCGGCCATGGCTCGCTCGGCGACCCGAGCGGCTGCGTGTTCACCTATCGGGCCGATGCGTTGGGCTACACGCAGCTGGTGGTTAAGGTCGACGTCGACGACGACCCCGACACAAACACGATCGAGGTCGCGCAGCGAACAGCGCTGACGGGGACTACCGGCAGCGCCGGCGTCTTCACTTTCTCGGCCCACACTGACGGTAAGATCTACGTCGAGAACCGCATGAGCAGCACCCCCCGCACCATCAGCCTGTTCCTCGTGGGCGCACCGATCTAGGCCGTGGCTCGCCAAAGAAACCGGGCGGGGTCACGCAGCGAAAGCCTGGCGCGGCCGGGCATCAGCTTCCGTCAGTTCGTCTGGCTCTGGAACCGCTTTCAGGGCCAGACGACGCCTCGCCTTCACCTCGAGATCGCGGAGTGGCTCGGCCAAGCCTGGTTGCAGCAGGACCGGCGCCTGTTGCTCCTCGTGTTCCGCAGCGCGGGAAAGTCGACCTTGGTGGGCATCTTCAGCGCCTGGCTGCTGGCCAACGATCCCAATCTGCGAATCCTGGTCCTTGCGGCCGAGCACGAGTTGGCCACCAAGATGGTTCGAAACGTCAAGCGGATCGTCGAGCGGCACCCTCTGACCCGCCATCTCGTGCCGAGGCGAGCCGACCAGTGGGCTGCAGACCAGTTCACGGTGTCGCGGCCGATGAACCTGCGAGACCCTTCCCTGCTCGCCCGAGGGATCGGCGCCAACATCACCGGATCGCGGGCCGAGATCGTAATCTGTGACGATGTGGAGGTGCCGAATACCTGTAATACGGCCGCCAAGCGGGCGGAACTGCGCGAGCGGCTTAGCGAGATCGGCTACATCCTGGTTCCTGGAGGCCTGCAACTGTTCGTCGGCACGCCGCATAGCTTTCACTCGATCTATGCCGAACAGCCACGGGCCGAACTCGGCGAACACAGACCCTTCCTTAGCGACTTTCGCCGGCTCTCCTTGCCGCTCATCGACGAGAGCAGCTTGAGCCGTTGGCCCGAACGGTTCACCCCCGAAAGGATCGAAGAGATCCGCAGACAGTCGGGCCCGGCAAAGTTCGACAGCCAGATGCTCCTGCAGCCGCGTCCGCTCGATGAGATCCGGCTCGATCCCGCGCGCCTCGTCCGCTACGACGCGCCGCTAGACTTCCGGGAAAGCAATGACGAGACGGTTCTTTCGATCAATGGCCGGCGCCTGGTTTCGGCTACCGGCTGGTGGGATCCAGCCTACGGCGCTCCCGGCTCCGGGGATGCGAGCGTGGTGGCCGCAGTATTCGTCGACGAGGACGGGTACTATTGGCTGCATGGCATTCGCTATCTGCGCCACGATCCCTCGCGGGTGGACGAGGTCGACGAGGCGACGCAGCTGTGCCGACAGGTGGCGGAGTTCGCCGATCAGCTGTACCTGCCGGCGATCGCGATCGAGACTAACGGGCTGGGCAAGTTCCTGCCTGCGCTGCTGCGTCGGGAGATTCACGCCCGTCGCCTGGGCTGCGCTGTGATCGAGCGCGTCTCCAGCACGAGCAAGACCCAACGAATCCTGGATGCGTTCGACCCGTTGCTGGCCGCCGCCGCCCTTCGTGCTCACGCCAGCATCTGGACGACCCCTTTCATCGAGGAGATGCGCGAATGGCGGCCTGGACGCCAGTCTCGGGATGATGGGCTGGACGCGGTCAGCGGGTGCCTCCTGACCGAGCCTGTCAGGTTACGGCGCATCAGTCCCGGCACACCTCGGAACTGGCGGCCGGGCCAAAGCCTGCACATCGCGGCCAGCAACTTTAGCCCTTAGCCACGGTCTCGGCTCGGTTGCCATTCGTGCGCCCCAAGACCGGAAATCGGAGGAGAATCTCGTGAGCGAGGACTGGACCATCGGCTGGGTCTGGTGGATCACGGCGGTCGAGGTGCCTGTTCTCGGCTGCCTGTTCTGGTTGATCCACCATGGCAGGCGCGAGTCAGAACAGGCGCTCTTGCAGCTTTACCGCGAGATTCAGGGCAACTTGAACATCGTACTGGACAACTTGGCGCAGTCGAAGCTGGAGGTGGCGAGGCTCTATGCCACCGTCGCCGACCTCAAGGACGTCGAGCAGCGACTGACGGATCACCTCCTACGGCTCGAGGCGCGACTTACGTTCCTTCTGCAGGCTGATCGGCGCGCGCCATCGTCCCGGAACTGTCCGGCCTGTGCAGTCGGCGGATCAGCCCAGACCGATGGAGACAGGGATGCGGCTTGAATGCGCAGCGGCCGTCACGTCCGGGTCGGATCCGCTCGTCGAGCACCTGGCTTGGCGGCTGCTTGCGCTCGCCGGCGATCAAAGCGTTCGGACCGTCGAGGCGCTGGCCGCCGTCCTGACCAACCAGGAGGATGAGGGTCCGTTGTCCGTGGCCGACGCGCCGCCGGTGTGCTCACCCGAGAAGAGCGAGGCGTCTCCGCTGCCAGAACGGACCGAACCGAGCGGAGAGCTCTCTTTGTGCCGACGCGTGGCGCGCCGCGCCGTTCACCGAAGTCTGCTCGATCCAACCGGTGGAGCGAACGCCTTTCATCGCATCGATGCAAGCCCAAGCTGGTCCAGGAGATCGCTTCCCGTCGCCAGCTTCGGCGCGTTCCTGTTCTACAGGCTGTAGGACAGGGCCGGCCCGAGCTGTTCGCCCTTCCGCACGCGTGAAAGGAGAACAGTATCGCATGTTTTGAGACTTGCAGTTATCTCAAATCTGTTGTCCCATGAGCATTCGGTGGCAGTCAGGCGTGGCTGGAGGCGGGCCGGATGAGGCCATCGGGCCGGAGAGGAGCGAGTTTCGAAATTTCGATTCGGCCTTTCGCGCGCCGCCGACCTGCAGCCAAGGCGCTTGCGCTGTTGGGCTGCCTGCTCCCAGCCGCCGTCGAAGCGGTGGAGCTACGGTTCCCCGACAGCGAGGTGGCGGGAAGCTTCGATACAGCCATCACGCTCGGAGCCGCAGTTCGAGTTCAGGATCGGGACGAGAACTTGATCGGCGTGGTGAACGGCGGAGAGGCCAACTCGATCAATGCCGACGACGGCAACCTGAACTTCGATCAGGGCGATGCTACGTCGCTCAGCGCAATCGTGAACCACGAGCTCGATCTCGACTGGCGGAATTTCGGGTTCTTCGGCCGCCTCTATTATTTCTACGATGCCGCGATCATGGCGCTCGATCCCGAGCGAACCGACTTCACGAACGAGGCGAAGGATCACGCGGGTAGGGACATCCGATTGCTCGACGCGTACGTTACGGGCGATTTCGAGCTTGCCGATCGTCCACTCAACCTACGCTTCGGAAGACAGGTGATCAGTTGGGGAGAGAGCACGTTCATCCCCAATGGCATCAACGTCATCAATCCAGTCGACGTGACGAAACTCCGGGTCGCCGGTGCCGAGCTTCGCGATGCTCTCGATCCTGTCCCG